CGCTTGGCTTCCAAACCTTTGATCTAAATTTATTTATACTATTACTGCCAGGGAAGGCCGCAAGTTCACTCGAATAAGTAATAGATCCACTAGTTAACTCTTCCAAGTTATTATCCATTAATCGTATTCTTTGATTAGTTGTTGTTGTCATTATGCCAACCTTGCATTGTTTCTATTTAAATTTAAAATTATGTTTGCTAAAGTCTCACCGTTAAAATCAACCGTTGACTCTACTGTTTGATTCGTTTGTAAAAGATTTGCAATTTGAGAAAGTAGATTAATAACGGTTTCATTCCCATTATTATTACCGTTGGATTGCATAGAAAGAAAATCCTGTAGGTCTTTTGTTGTACTTCTATCAACAACATATTCACCGCTTGTTAAACGTGCAGGGAATGAATCACCTGGAAATCCCTTAGGGATCAACCCCCCTCTAGCAAAACCAATAACTTGATTTAACCCACCTGTTAAAACAGTATCGACCGTTTCACTTCCTGTAATACCGCCCTGTCCACCTGGTAAACCTATGGACTGTGCCGCATCCCCTACAAAATCCCCTACAGAATCGAGGCCGTCTAAAAATCCTTTAACAATTGCTTTCCCAAGGTTATAGAAAAAATCGCCAATACTTTTTATTCCGTCCCAAAAACCGTTATAAATTGTTTTCCCAAGATTAAATATCCATGATGTAATATTTCTGATCAAACTCCAAAACCCATTATAGATAAGTTTTCCTAAGTTTCTAAACAGACCTATAATATCAAGATCCCCGAAAACTTTTTTAAATCCTGTTTTAAAGGCATTCGGAAAAACTAATATAAATTGTTTTGCTAACTCCCAGGCAACGGATGGGAAAGTTTTAATTAACTGAAAAGGCACCTCAAATGCAACGGCAAAGGCAAGTTTAGAAGCAACTCTAGGCATGGCCCTCACTAATGCTATAATAATCTCGTCAATCCTATCGACTATACCAATAATAATAACATCAAGATTATCGGCAATGGCCTCTATGAATGCAGGGATCGAAAGGATTATATTTTCTACTATAACTGGCAAGGCCTGGGCAAACTCAGTGACAAGTTTTTTAACCTCTTCAGGGCCTTTTGCAAAAGCATTAATTAATGGTCCTAATGCTTGTCCTAGACCTGGTATAATTGTATCAAGAAAACCTTTGGTTAGTCCTGTTACTAACTCTTTAGCGCCTTCCCCACCTTTTGCCAAACTATTCGCAATACCAGTTGTTATACCTAAAGATGTATTATCAGAAAGTTTTTCTTTTAATTTTTTTAACTCTTTTTTCTTTGCTTCATAGGTTTCAGGGGAAATTTCTGCGGCATCGAATGCTTTTTGCAAGTCTTTTTCTAATTGATCTAACTCTGCTTTTTGCTTATCTGCCCCTGTCCCGAAAGCAAAAGAAAAAGCACTTTCAGCTGACTGACCGATCTGACCTAAAGACTGTGTCACGCTTGCACTTACCGTTGAAAACCTTGATCCTAATCTCTCAATAACTTGCACTGACTCTTTAAAAGTTTCGTTAACTACTTCAGTCGATTCTGATACCTGTTTAACCTGCTTATTTAGTGAATCTAAACTTGCTACAGATCCCAGGGATTTAATTTCAGTATTAATACTTGCAAGGCCATTGGATATATTTTGTAATTTAGTTTCTTCAATAAAAGAATCTGATAAATCCTCAAATGCCTGTGAAGCTATACTAGAAAAACTTTTAATTTTATCTGCCAAAGAAGGTATTCTAGTTTCAAGTCCTGCGAACTCTGCAAACTTGTTAAATTTATCAATCCCAAAATCAATTATTGATAAAACCTTTTCTATTGCTACAGAAAAAACCCCTACAATTAATTTTCCTGCGGCATCAAAAGTTCGTGCAACAAAGTCAACACCGTCCACTAAAAATTGAAAAGATTCTATTGCAGTTGAAACACCTTTTTTTATTCCCTCAGAAATAGCACTGGCATTATCGTTTATAATTTGAGTGAGTTTATTAAAGGCGTCGGCCGCTAACGAAACAACCCTGACAATAATAGGTGATCTAGTAATAAATTGGCCTAACTTAACTTGAAGTTTGCTTAAACTAAAGGAAAGTTTGGCAGTAGCGCCTGAATACGTTTCTTGAAGTCGGGCGGCATCCCCTGAAAATATGGCCCCTTCTCTTAAAATCCCTTGATAGACTGCTTGTTTTTTTTGGGCCTCAGTTAATTTTCCTACTGTAGTACCAATACTTGCAGCATATTCTTTCTGCAAAACGGAAAGATTTTTCGTAATACCTGCATTGTCTACAAGTGTAGACTGACCATTTTTTATACCCTGTGAAGCACCTTCAATGGCCTGACCTAAATCTAAAAATCCTTGTCTGCCAAATGCGGCCGCATCCTTTAAAGTTAGAAATAAATTTTTTGATTCTTCTATATTAAGACCTGTGGCCAATAAATTTTTTAAAGAGTTTGCTACATCTTGAACAGGGACTAAACCATCTGAAGCAAGTTCCTCCACCACGCTAGTCACTTCGTTAGCGGTAACTCCAAAGTTTGAAGCAACGGATCTTACCCCTATTAGTGAGTTTTCAAACTCCGTTGCCTCATCTATCAAACTGCTTAAACCGCTCAGTAATGCTCGACCTGCAAAGGCCGTAACTAATGCGGCCCCTGCTAGTTTTGCAATATTTGTAACGCCTGAAATAGTACCTTTGATCTTACCAATTGCCGTGTTAGTCCCTGCGGTGCTTGTACTTACCGCTTTTAAAGCGCTTTGGGAGCTTTTTGCAAACTTCTTAACTTCGTCTATGGCCTCTTTGGTTAATATCTCTATAGGAATATTAATACTATCTGCCATTTCTTTTCCTTTTCGCTTTCATTCGTTTCATTTGATCGTTTTCATGTTTTTTAATGGTTGAATCTATAATATGAAACGCCTCAACATCGGCAATAGTTAAATCATCGGGATCGAATCTATAACCCAACTTGGAAAGTGTTAATTTATGAAAATACTCCTCAACATAAATAATCATTCTGTTAGTACCCCTCATATTCTTAACAATCCAAGTTACTTGTTGCTTTAAGAGGGCCGTTTCGACTTTCCCAACTTACCCCCATGTAAAAGCAATGATGCAGCATTAGAAATAAGTGAATCACATTTTGGGTTTTGTTCTAATCCGTCAAAATTTCTTATTCTTACCTCATCAATTTTAACATCAACTTTTTTATAATATTTTTTTGACGACTCAACTAATTTTATAAAGGCATCAAAGCCGTCCTCATCCCCAAGACCAACTTCCCCTTTTGCATCCATCCTAAACCCACAGCCCTTGATTAACTTTAATCTTTCCATATAGGTTGGGACTGATAAAACTATTTCCCCTGTAATACCTTCATACTCTTTAAGATCCATTTTAATATCCATTAAATAGCCTCAACAAGAATAAGCAGGGTTTTGCCCTGCTTGTTAATAAAGTATGTATATATTACAGAAAATTTATATAAATCTCACCTAAAGAGTTTGAAACATATGCCTTAAAACCTATATTATATTCAACAACATTATCTGTATCTTGTAGCTCAAACGAGTTTAATGTTGCCGATGGTAAAAATACATTCGCACACTCTCCGGCCACCCAGTTACCCCCTGATTTATTTCCTACTGTAAGAGCAATTTGTACATTTTCATTATTTGAAAATTTATCAAAATACTCTGCATCGTATTGTGTAAGTCTTACAACTGCACTGCCTGTGACTTCTCTTTCTGTGATTAAAGATCCTGATTTACCGCTTGTTGCGCATAAAGAAAGTAAATCTGATTTAGTGCCTGATATACTAATTGAAAACTCACTGGCACCGACACACACGTTATCATCGGCATCACCAATAAGAAGTTGTATGTTTTTTGCTACAATAGGAGTCAAGGTATCGTAACTGGCCGTTTGAGGACTAGATAATGTTTGCGCATCATCGCTTGTATAAGTTGTTGTTCCTGAATCGTCAGCTGCCAGACTAAAACCTATTTTATCGCCTATAGTGTTTGCAGTGTTTGCGCCTGTATTCCATAAAAGAGTTAAAACAGAACTTGTTGACGTTGCAATAGTGAACTTTCCTGTACTATTTGAATAAGTACAAGTATAAGTTTCTGCACTGTCCTGACCTTCCATGGCCGAAGCAATGGCATCGGCCAAATCATGTGGGTTTTTATACCACTGGGCCGTAACAGTTGCGGCAAAAGTACCATTGTCACTTGTAAAATCTAAATAAGTATCAGCTGAGGCAATTTGTATAGGATTCCAAAAATATTCAACCCCTTCAATATCAAAATCGCAGTTTACAAACTCCCCTGCGGTAGCACTGATATTCATGTTTGTTGTTCTACAACCTGCAATCAACTCTGTGGCGCCGCCATTTCCTCTATAAACCCATTGAGAAAATGTAGGATGCCCACTATCGGCAGGTTTTTTCAAAATTGAATTACCCAGGTTAACACCACTAGCAGGTGCATTTGATAAATTAAAACCTAGTGTTAAGGCATCGGTTGAAACACTTAAAACGTTTCTTATTGAATAACCGTTTGTTGCATCCTTGACTAATAATGCTGTACCACGTTCATAATTTGATCCTTCCCCACTATCAACATTGATAACACTTGTTGTTGATCCTGCAACTGTATCGTATTCTGCACCTGGCCCACCTGTGCCACCTAAACAAGATTCAACAAGTAAACCAAATGCAGGTTCAGTTCCTTCCACGCCTGAATGCTTAAAATAATGAGAAATGGATGCAGTAGGATTTTCAAAGCCTAATGTACCTTTGGCCATTCCTATTGATCCAGTTAGTTCATTGTTTTCTAGTTCGTCAAAAGAAGGTGTTACAGTAAACCCTTCTTGTAATGCTATATAGTCTTCCGTGGCGCTTGTAGGTGCTACAGGGGTTGCCTCAGTTGACTCTACCACAATAGCACATACACTAGATTTATTTTGAATGGCCATACATTTTCTCCTATGTGTAATTTTCCCTTATAACGGTTGAAATTGTTGTTTCAGTGAATAAAAAATTGGTTTTACCTGCAATAAAAAAACTTACCTGATCGGTCACGCCTAAATCTATTTTATCAATATCGCTATTTATGTTATCGACATCATAAAAAAACTCTCTTAATTTAAACGTGTCTTCTTTCATTGCTTTAACCACTGTATCAAAACTAGTTGCATCGTGATCTTGTCTTACAACTTCCCTGCAAAGCACTACAATGAAATTGTATTGCTCTGATAAAAAACAAAGTTCACCTCTAAAAAAGGCCTGACCGCCTAATCTCAACCCCCAACTATCCTTTAAAAAATGGATTGAGTTATCCTCTAATGAATACGGATTAGGTATTCTATTTTTAGTTGAAAACAACGTTCCTAGTTGGGTTATATAATAATCATAGACAGTTGTAATTTTTGTACTCATCTTGTCATAAACCCCTGTCTATTTGACATTTCATTATCTGTTAACTCTCCATCTAAATTTGAATCGACATCATAAATACATTTGTCTATACGTTTTTCAAATTCGTTTCGAGCATCTTTTTTTTGATCTATGTAATCATCGCCAAAAGAGTTAAAAATTAACTCTGCAACTTTAGAAACACTAGAAAGCATAAAACTATTTCTTTCTAATATTTGCCCTTTAGCGAAAATAACTTTTTTTGTAATCAGTTCATTAACAATTATTTCTGCGGCCCTTACGTGTTGCTCTTCCCAGTCTGTTTTCCCCGATTCAAATGCAGTTAAAACACTTGATCTTACCAGGTCAGGAAACTCTGATCCTAAATCATTGTCATTTGAAAATTTTTGACCTATCCAACTAATGACACAATCTGCGGTTAAATCATTATTAAATGATATTCTGATCCAATATTTATCGTATATAGTAAGACTAGTCAGACCTGTTATTTGTTGCCCTTGACCATTTGTGTCGGCATCAACCCAAGAATAGTTGCGATCAGGCACAAATGTTATAAAACCATTACCTGTTAGACCGTTTGTTTCGTCATTAATTTCTACCATTTCTCTCCAATCATTCCCCGACCAATACTCAACTGTCATTGTAGTAGACGCCACGGATGCGGTATCCATTTTTAAATAGAAGTGATTGAAAGGTGCAACATTACCAACATAAATATAGTCTTCACTGGCAACAAAGCCTGAAAAAGTATAAGTATCTGAATGATAGTTTGACATTTGATTAGTGATATCGGTAATCGTGCCATCATCTGAATATAAAACCCTTGTTGTTCTCATTTTTTTACTCTTTTATAAGGTTTTTTATTTTTCTTTTTTTTATTACAAGGCACTTTAAACCCCTTTATAAAAAAGGGTAGGCCATCCATATGCCTACCCTTTTTTATTCCTGGTCTATTAATTTTTAGTCAGGAATAACGCATTCAAGATATATATCTAGTTTTCCTGCGGTAAGGGCCGCAGTGCCAATAGTTACAACTAAATCCTGATTGTTTGCAGTTGAATCAACCCTATAGTAAATCTCATGATCATTAGTATCATCCCATAATAAGGCACCTGCTACCGATCCACTATTAATGACAGCATTGGCCGCACCTGCCAGGGCCACAATGTCGGCAAAATAACCGTCCTTATCGCCTGTGTTACCAATAGTCAGTGTCGGGCTTCCTGCACTTGCAAGGGCCGTATCAACTAAAATATAGGCCCTTTTAATAATCATTCCCTCTACAATTGATCCAAAATTACTAGTAAGAGTAATTGAACTTACGGCCCCACCGCTAACGGCAAAGTCATAAGTATACTTTAAAAGAGTTAACTTATTCTTTGGAAGTGTCATTTTTAATGTCCTTATTAAAAACAGTTTTCTTGTTTTCCGTGTTATACCACGCAATCCAATTTTCACTAACTGGGTCACGTTGAATACTAAAAAAATTGACATAAGTACCACGTTTGACCGCAATCATTGCCATTTTTCTTTCTAGTCTTTCTATTGAACTGGCAATAACGGCCCTTGGTGTAACATTTACGCCAACGCTCATAAAAAAATCCTTTTAACTAACTACTGAAATTAAATTTCCACTTTGCATAGTTTTGTATCCGTATAACTGATCAACGGCATAACGTTTTGATCCTGCACCGTATTTGATGTCTTTTTCTTCGTCGATTATCGGGTCCATTTGAAAACCCAAGGCAAGGGCCTCACGATGAAAACCAAGCATAACACCGTCAATATAAGTGGTCGTTGAAATATTCGACATAACGAATCTTAAACCATATGCCATGCCTAGTTCACCTTGCATAACAGGAATGTTAGATCCATATCTTTCGGCCTGTACAAAGTTTGCAACACCTAAAATCAATCTTTTTTGTGCAGGTCTAAAAATTAAAAATCGTCCTTCTTCGGGAGCATTGGCCTCATCAAGTTTTTGAACAACTTCTAGAATATTATCCTCAATGTCTGAAGCATTATAAGTAACGGCATTACCTGAAGCCGCACCCGATGCCATCGCTTCAATTATATCTGTGTCCACTTGCCGTGCATGAGCAGTCGCAGCACGACTAATCATTGTTTCTTCCCATTTTAACTGGGATTGTATTTCAGATTGTTTTTTAAGAATAAATTGAACAGTTGCCAATTGATCTAAATCTAATTGATCCTCTGTGGCCGTTAATGCCTGGGCGTCTGCCGCTTGGCCTTCAACTAATTTTTGAACTGTTAAACTTCCCAGTTTTGGAAAGCTGATTGACCTTCGCCCAGGTAATGCAAACTCAGAAACGTCAGAAACTAACGGTCTTACTTTTGCTTGGGCCGCAAGCTCACGTTGAACAGTTTCAACGATATAATCCATCCGTGTTACACTTACCTCGGTACTATCTATAATTTGATCTGCCATTTTATTCACTCCATAAATAAAATTTTAGTTTTTATTAATTAAAATTACCCCTTATGTAGTTTTCTCTTAACTCTTCCCTGGTCATTTCCTTGATGCTTTTCTTAGCATTTGGCCTACCGCCTAAATGACCGACGGTGGGTAATCCTTTCTTGTTTTTGTAATCAATCACTCTCCAATGTTTTTTTGTGAAGCGATCGACTTCTTTTTCTAAACTCAGACTATCAATTTCACCATTTTCATCAATAATAATTGAATCAATATCAATGTGAGACAAATAGTCATTGTCTGAAATAGCACCAGGCAACTTATCCATAAATGCCATAAGTTTTTTGCCCTCGATTCTTTCAGTTTCTCTTTGCTCAACAACTGATTGCAGGTTTTTTATTTTTTCTTCTTTCAGGCTTAAAACTTTTTCAAACTCTCCACGTTTTAACTGTTCGCTTTCTTCTCTTTCTCTTTCTTTTTCTTCTAGCTCTTTTAACCTGGCCTGTTGTTTTTTGTGTTGATTTAACAACTTTTCATGAGTTTTATAAGAAACTGTATCTTGTAAATCGCTAACAACTTTTGAGTCATTGCCTTGATCCACTAGATCGTTAGGTGAGTCAGTCACAAACTGACTGTTGACTGTAGTTTTGTCAGAAACAGAAAATTCTGTTTTTGTGCTATCGTCCATAATTTTAACTCCATTTAAATAAAAAATCAATATAGTGAATAATTAACGCTTATTCAAAGCGTCAAAGATGATCGACGAAAGTTTTTTAAGTTCAAAACCTGCTAAGTAAAAAAAAGATCTTCCATTTTTTTCCACCTGCTTGTTTATTCTTTTGTGACTTATTTTTGCAGGTGTCCCATCAAGTTCAAAGCGTCTATTTTCTTTGAAGTATAATCTTAATGATTTTTTTTGGCCTCTTTTAATGATCTTATAAGAAATGCTATCCAATAATTGACCTGTGGCAGTTAAATTAGATTTTCTAGGTCTAGTTAAAGGTGATAGATTTTCTTTATATTCCCCTCTATAAATAACAGTAATTTCCTGCAAACTTTTTAATTTTCGAGCAGGGCCACCCCCAGGTTTTTTGACTCCCTTTCCTAATCTTGTACGTTTTACGACTTGATCCCTTGCGGCCTTTCCTACTTTATTTAACAATCTATCGTTAAAACTATTACTTATAAACTCACCAACTTTCTTATTGATAATGCTTTCAAGTTGTTTTTCAATAGACATACTTACCCCAGTATAGAATGTATTCTATTTATTCTATCCTTTATTTTGTTTCTTTCTTCTTTGTTGTAATCATAATTGTTTTGTATTTTTACAAGATCCTTTCTTTGTATTCCTAGAAAATCTCTTTTTTTACCCCTTTTCGGTTTACCCCCATAGGTACCTAGTCTATTACCCTCAACCTTTCCGTTTAGATCACTATTCCCCTTATCAAACCCTATAACTATCTCGCCTTTTTTGTGAGACAAGACTTCAATAGAGTTCATCATTTCACTAGATAACTCAAGGTCAACTTTCCCTGCGCTTTTCCCTGCAATTTTAAAATCAAGTGACTCGGTATAGTTTTTACTATAACCAGGAAATTTTTTTCCTTTACGATCAAACCCTTTTTTAGTTCTATCTTTTATCCGTTCGATAATTTCAAGGCCCACAGCTTCACGCTGTAAAGGCCCTAAATCTTTTCTAATTTTTATTTTTTCTCTCTGCCATTTTGCCATTAAAAATCCTCTGCTTTTATTAAATCCATTTCCTTTCTTACATCATCATCGGACCAATCAGGGTATAATTTTTTAATTGACGTTTCTGTACTTATAAGTCCTGAATCTCGTTGTTTTTTAACGTCTTCAATTTCTTGAGTTCTAGAAATTGCAGGCCGTGGAGAGTCAAACTCTGTAAAAACCTGCCAGTTTTCGGGTAAGCGTGGCATATTCTTTATATCACCACTTTCTAACCAAAAATTATGCATATTTTTCTGAAGCTGCCAAAACTTGTATTCGTCAACCTTAAAATATTCTATTTGTCTTTTGATTGCCTCAAATGTATCCATTTCATCGATAATTTTTGATATACCTGAAATATTCATTGTCCCATCACTATTACCGAGTGATCCAACACGTATGCCCCTGCTTTCCATCCATGATGCAAAAACTTCTTTTATGAAACTTAACACCTTGTCAATATCCGCATTTGGTTTAATCGTGCCGACCTGAGGTGTTTTATCTGACTGAGGATCACTTTTCATACTCCAAAAAGCATTTGGCGACATTACCATATTTTCAGAATCGACATCAATGCCGTAAACGATAGAAAAACATTGAAATAAAATAGTTCCTGCCAGGTCTGAAATTTGAACAGGAAATAATTTTGCAAGTGCCAAAGTATCAGTATCCTGAGTAGGTAATATTTTATACTTGGACCTATTGCCGTAATAAAAGGGAATAAACCCTAAAGGGTTTTCACCGTTTAAATCATTCCCCTTGGCGTCCTTCATATATTCAGGCACAATATCGCCTTCGCTATCTATTGCGATAAATTCGTCTTTAGTATAAACAAACCAAAGATCTACTGATCTAGATTGATTATTTTTTTGTTTTGAAATTTGACCAATGTATTTATAAAATTTTGTCATCCTTGTTCGATCGGTAACATCATCGCTTTCTACTAAAAATCTATCAAAGGGCAAAACTCTGAGAGAAGGAAGACCATTACTTATAAAGGGTTCTAGGGCATAACCTTTAAATAAATTTACAAACTCGTCGGCACTGTTCATGCTTTGATTAAAAGAATAAGCAACTTCGTAATATTGTAAAATTTTTTCGTCACTTGTAGCTTCCCTAATAGGATTATTTGAATAACTTCTCGCTGACTTATCTATTATTCTTTTCAAAATATTAATAGGGTATATTCTTTCTTTAATCTGATTATAATAATGATCGGAGAGTGAAGCTTTTAAAATAGTATCAACATATGGTTTTAAATTTCCTTCGTAAATATCAAACAATTGATAATTATGATTTAGATATCGCCTGTTTGAGTTTATGTATTCAGCTAAATCTTTTGCTTGCTCTATAAGTGCCATTGCTCATCCTTGATTTTTGTAAATGTTCTACGTGGAACATTTCAAATTGTTCTACGTGGAACATTTTATAGTTGATATGTTCTACTTTTTCTTACATTGTCAACATAACATGCATGAATATAATATCCTATTGCAGTAGTTATATGTTGAAACTCAAATTTGTCATTTTCAACATAGTTTGAGTTTGGAAGCAACTTTGTCAATCGCATTCCCTTGTCTGCGTCCTGTGCATCTTTGTATATAAATAATCTTATCTTTTTTTTATCATTTTCACATGTGGCATTAACTATATTATGTCTTTTTCTTATCGGTGGGTTAGAGGCAGGCACTTTCATTTGATACCTAACCAAGTTTTTCAGAAAATTTATGATTATATCGTAATCACTTCTTTTGCTTCTAGTGTCCCTTGCTTTCCCTGCGGCATCACCAAAAACCCTATAAAGAGTTTGATATTTAAAAATGCCAAAACTCTCCATTTCATCTAATATGTCCTGCGTTCTAGCACCTTCTATAATAAATGTTTTTATAATGTGGAAAACCTGATCAATGTATTGACCTACTGCGGCACTCATGGGCTTTCCTGCGGCAATATTAAAATCAAACATTAAATCAATTGGATACCTTGGATCAATTTCTTTAGAATACTTTTTGAAATTTTTTTCACTTGAATAATTATAATAGATAACACTTTTTGATAACTCAATCCATTGCCCCTCTAACATTCTTTTAGCTTCTCTTTCAGACATACTTTCTCTTAAGCTTTCTACATAGCTATCGGGTAAAAATGGATTTTCTGAAGTTTTAGAATAGTAAGTATGTCTAAGTTTACTATCACTTTGTATAAAATATTCATAAGCAGGATGATCAGGATCGGCAGGGTTAGTAGCAGATATTATTAAATATTCGGGTATATGTGTTGCTCGACCAACACGCATCCTTATTTCTTTATAAAACTCCATGTCGTCATTTTCTGTTAACTCTTCAATTATTGCCATAGACAATATTAAAGATCTAAATTTTTTATATCTGCCATCGGCAAAAGTTCTAGTGATTATTTCACTACCATTTGAAAATGAAATTTTTAACTTTGCTTGGTTGACTTCATAGTCATGACCTTCCACTAAACAACCTTCGATGTGATCAATTAACTCATTCCATATAGTTTCTTCAAGATCAGGTCGTGATCTTCTAGTAACCAAACATTTTGCCTTTTGAAATAACAAGCAATGAGTTACTCCCAAATGTGCCATAATTACACTTTTAGCACTCCCTATACTCCCACTTAATAACACCTCATGAGTGCCTAAAGAATAATCAAAATTTGATCTGACATCGTTAACAAGTCTACCCTGCCATTTTATTTTATATGGGTCAAACTCTGTCAGTGCAGGTATCATTTTTGTTTCCCCTTAAGATTATAACAAAGTTGGATTCTATCTTTTCTATGATCATCATTTTTGTTGACTTTCCAACCAAGAAAATAATTAAGGCCTAACTCAATTGCTTTTATATTTCCGTTATCAATAGCTTTTATTAATGCCCTTACTACATTAAATCGAGTTTCTACCATATACATATGCCGAAACTCTGAATATTTAAGTTTGTATGTTCTTTTTATATATTTTTCTA